ACAGTACTTTCCTTTGGTTTTGCCTTTCATAGCAATACCATCAGCACGACTAGAGGCTGAACCGCCTTTAGCCATTTTGATTGGAGCTGCGCCGAAAGTACCTTTGCCACCCTTAGCGCCGCCTTGGATTTTTTCAACTTTGTAGTCACGCTCTTCCATACCTTTAGTATGACCACGCTTTTGAACAGCGGACTCACCATGCTTAAGCAATTTGTTTGAGCCAGATTCAACGTCTTTAGCCATTGATTTTGGTCCCATTGTTTCTTTCATTGCTACTTTTTTCATTGTCATTGATTTCACTTTGCCACCTTCTTTCAGTTTGGATAAATCGGTTTTCTTGTTTTCATGCAATTGTTTGTCGTGCATACCAAAAGCTTTTTTGATAAGCACTTTGTCTTCTTTGATATCGTCATGTTTCATAACTCCACCTTGTTTAAATTTTTTACCTTTATCGGCAGCCGCAAAGTCTTTGCCAACAGACTGTGGAACGCCAACTTTTTTAGCAAACTTAGCGCTATGAGCAATAGCTTCCATAAAGTTGTGTTGTTTTTTTGATTTACTAGGCATTTTATTTCCAAACCCTATCTAAAGCCCAAACAATAATACCGCCTATTAAACCAGCGCCAACTGTAAAAATGGTATGCCAAACTTTTTTACTAGCCTGTGCTTCGGACAGTAATCTTTGAATTTCTGATAAAGATTTTTTAACTTCTTCCATATCTTTTATCAATTTGTCCATGTCATCCTGTAAATGCTTAATATCATTAGCGTGAGTAGCTAGTTCTCTAGCAGTCACAATTTCGGGATCATTAATTTGTAGTTCCATCATTTTAACATTTCCATCTTGCCAAAGAAGCTGCCTTACGAGTAGGGCGCCCTTTTTCATCTTTCATAGGTCCGGGCATTCCAGACATTCTGGCGCAGAAAGATTTTTTTCTTGGTCCGCCTTCAGGCTGTGGGGCTTTAAGGTTGCTTCCTGTTTTTGCATTATATGCTTTTCTACCTGCTGCAGTCATGCCAGCACCTTCTTTTGTACTAAGGTAATTTCTACCTTTTCCTTTGGTTGTTTTGCGTATTGGACTAGCCATTATGCAACCTCAAAATTGTTATTTTTTGAAATATTATCAATACCACGCATAGCTCTTAAATTGCTAGGAACATGAAGTCCTGATACTAGCTTACCTTGTAATGGGATAATATGATCTACATGCCAAGGTTCGCCAGTAATTTTAGTCTGTAGCGCCGCCAATTGATACTCATTTTGGATACGCTCTTTATCAATATCAGTAAGCCACACAGGAGTTCTCTGAAGTTTAGAAGCTCTACGAGCTGCTTCGTATGCGGCAACCTTATCTAATCGACTTTTTTGTCTTAGTAATTGATCCATTTTTGATTTCTCATGATCAGCATAGTAATATTTTAATGCTTGCTCTTGGCGTGATTCTTTGTTGCGCTGATACTCTGCTGACCAATTTCTTTTGCTATCACTAGTTATGCGCTTATGTTCTCTGCTACAAAATCTAGCATTACTGCGCATATGACCAATGTTTATTCCACATAGTTCACAAGCTCTGCCTTTAGCTGTAAGACCAGCACCTTTAGAAACAGGAAGCTTCTCACCTCTACCGATTGCAAGAGAAGGACTTTTCTTTTTAGCCATAAAATATAGTTACAAATCCAATATACGTCATTTGAGCATACAGACCGTTAGCTACCAAAACACCTTCGCCCGGAATACTAATTTGTTGCGTAGAAGTTTGGCCAGTTAAAGTATCAAAAGAAGTAACCCAACGATTACCGTTACTTACAAAATAACACCCTGTACCACCACTTACGTTAGATACTAAATTAAGATCTGTAATATTAAAAGTGTTTGCTAAAGCATTAGAAATTGCATAATTACCATCTGTTGCTGAATTTCCTGTGGCACTTAAATATCCAATACCTACTATAGCGCCATTAGATAGTCCGTGAGCTGTAGAACTAACTGTTACAACGTTAGCAGTTTTAGCATAACTAGCTGTAGTTGGGGCAACTGTTGTATCAAAAAGCATAAGTGCGCCAGATTGTGAACCGTTACCAGAATATGTAATTTGTTTTACACGAGTTCTAGCTGCTGGCAATAAAAACCCAGTTACTGCTTGGTGGGCCGATTTAACGTCAGTTTGAAACATAATTAAGCCATTGCCTCCTGGGAAACCACATTAACCTGTACATTGGCGCCAGCAGAAGAAGTTATCGCAACCGTCAAAATATCAGGAACATTACCTCTAATATTGGTTAGTACAGGGAAAAAGTTGCTTAAGTCTAACTGTTGCAAACCATTAGGAGGAGTAGAAAATGCATACACCACTTCTCCGCCAGAACATTGAATAGAGCTTAAGTCTTGTTCAGCAAATGAGTTATAAGAACCCAATGTGTTTAACGCAACAAAGTTAGCATTTTGCAATGACAATTGATTTGTAGGAGTACTAGAAATTAATTCAACCAAACAAGTGGCAGAAGAATTCAACAACAATGTTGTAGGCAACAACTGACCACGATCAATTAACCCAATTTGATAGCTATTGCCAGATGCTGGGGCATTTGCTAATGGGTTTCCAGTAACAATATCACCAAAAGTAATTGCGTTAGTTGTATTGGAAGTAATGCGACCTGTATATGGAGAAGTAGCAGTTGCCCCAGAGGTATAAGCGCCAGGAGTAGTTGTACCAATCAAAATAGAGATTGTTGTAGTTGGGCTTGTTGCTGGAATATTTACAGACCAAATACCGTTATACGTTGTTGGAGTAGATCCAGAAATAGTAATGACATCACCTTGCTTTAAACCATGGGCTGAGGCAAAAGTAATGACCACTGAATACTGGGTTAAACCTGCAATTGTAGAACTTGTGGCTCCTGCAATAGCACTAATAGCTGGCAAACTAGCATTGTAATAAACAGATCTACCTACCCACTGATTTACGCCCCAATATGTTCCTGTTGGCGCTGTAGTAGATGTTACGCCAGTTAACAATTGAATCGGCAAAATCATAGTAGTTGTTGAAGGCACTTGTTGAATTAACCAAGTTTGCGCTGCATACGTTGTAGAAGCAGTTAATGTAGCGGCAAATGTAGTCTGTGTAGAGCTTACAGAATACGTACCAACACCACCCGGAGCATAAGATGTAACTGTTCCAGCTACTTGTGCTGTAAATGCTTTATTAACAGTAATGGTTGCTCCGTTTACTGCAGTAATAAATGTACTTGGAGCAATACCTGTACCAGCAATCAACTGACCAACTGCAAATGAAGTACCCGCCGCCAAAACTACCACGCTTGAGTTTGCTGCGCCACCACTTGAAAATGCCTGTGAGCCAACTGCAGATCCAGTAGATGTTAACTGAGAAACAATAGTAGGAGTTCCAACAATTCCAGAACCCGATAATGTTTGACCAACTTGATAGGCGCCAGATGTAACAGTAGTAACTGTTAATACATTAGCGGAAAAAGTAAATCCACCAGAAGCAGAAGTGGCATTTGCTGTAAACGCACTTAATGTTACATACTGTGCTGGGTTATTAGCTGCTGCTGGATTTGTTACTGCATAACCGTGGGCAGAACCAAAGGTTACTAGTGCTTGACCGCTATTTGGCTGACCAACTACAGAACTAATAGATGGTGTTGCAACGCTAATAGTTAAAGTCTGTGGAGATCCACCAGTACAAGCTGCGTTTGTTTGATCAAAAATATCTGCACCCATAGAGCGCATACGGAATGACAAAGCTGGATAACGCTTAGAACTAGCTGGAACAGCACGTTGTTGAGTAATGGCATCATTACCATAAGAATACGTAAATCCACGTTGCGGATCACGACCACCTTCAATTAATACTGAAACGCCATAATGCGTCATTAAAGAAGGAGCTGCGCTTCCAGTATCCCGTTGCTCATAGCGAACAGGCAAGTTACCAGTACGGCTCCAAGGTTTAGTTTGTGGGCTACCAGTAAATGAAGAGTTAGCTGTACCAATCTGATGTAAAACATATGGTTCGCCGTTTAAAGTTACGCCCCAACGTAATGCACCAGCTCCGTACCAAGCGTACTCCATCCAAATCATTTGAACTTTAGTCCAATCAAGGGAAGCAATAATTTGTTGATTGCCATTCCACTGATTTGCTGAGACAACTGTATCTACTGGTAAACCACCTGAATCTGAACGAACTACAACGCTCATTGCATATGGGTTAGTTGTAGATGTAGCGCCAGATTGTTGGAAAAAAATACCATTAGAGTCATCAAAAATACCAACACGCTGTACTTGACCAGAAACAGAAGATCCAAAGTTTACATTCGACGCCATGTACATTGTCTTGCCGGGCTGATAACGATGATATGGACGTGATTGACGAATAGTAATATCTCCAGGAGTATTACCACCGCCAATGTTCATTGATACACCACCTAATCCGGGGTTTTGAACAATATACGCTTGACCTGATACGTTTTGAACAATCTGTTCCCAACGCAAAGGCTGAACACCATACTCAAAGTCGGCATCATAAATATTTTGCGATTGTGAAACTTTTAATTTGCCTACAACATCTCGAAGACGTTGAGGTGCAATAAATTGTGCAGATCCATCAATGCCATATAAAGGCTGACTTGGCGTTTGATAACCAATATTACCAGCTACGCCTGTACTTGTATTGCCACCAGTATTACTATTAGTAAAATAGTTTAATAAGTTCCATGCACCCGACATAATTAATCTCTCCTAAAGATATAAGCGGGGGACGAATCCCCCTAGATTAATTAAACGTTTTGTACGCCGTAAATTGGGTCAAATGCATAATAAGTAATGTATCCAGTCAATGGAACACCAGTAGCACCAGCAGCACCAACAGCAGCGGTCAACACGATCAAGTTAGTTGCGTTAGCAACGTTGCTCATGGAAGAACCAGCAGTAGCAGATGAAATGTTAAACACTGTACGAGCTGCTACGTTACCGTTGTTAACAAAAGCTGCAGGAACGTTTATACCTAAAGTTGTAGGCTGTCCAGGACCAACAGTAACCAAAGGTGTGAAACCAATGTTAATTGTTGAGTTACCACCAGTAGTGGTGTTAGTAACGGTAATGTTAGTAATAACCGCACCGGCTGGAAGAATCAAAGCCTGTGAGTTTGCTGAACTATTTACAATATTTGCAGTAGCAGAGCTATTTGCAATGTAAAAAGGAAGGTGTAATGAAGCTGTGCCGTTTAATGCTGTGCGAGTTTGATCCCCGCCACCAGAACGCCAAATCGCTTGTGTTGTTGCTAATGCCATAATAAATTGTCCTTACATACAAGATCAAGCCTATTAATCGGTATGTCGTCTGCCGGGACAGTTTAATAGGCCGGTTTTCCCGGTTTCTTGAATATTACTACATTTTCTAGTTTGTGCAAGTGTTTTATAAAGAAAAACCCCACCGGGTAGGGTGGGGCTTCCTGTTTCCTAGCTTGCTATGATTAAGCGCCGGGAGAACCGTACATTCCTAGTGGATCTGACCAGCCGAATGAATAACGCTCACGAGACTTGTAACGAACGTTACCAGTATCGAAATCGCCGTCCATGCTGTTGCTCAAAGGAGTACGAACGAAATGCTTCATACCATTTGGAACATCAGTTGTAAGGAACCATGCATTTGTATCAGTCAAGAAGTGGTTGATTGCATAACCTTCAGCGACAGAACCGTTATTTTTAATAGCGTTGATGTCGTTATCGTTTGTACCAACACGCAATTCAGTTTCGAGCAAGCGAGTTGCAACGAACTGGAGTGGAGGAGGAACAACCAGCTTCTTAGGTTTAGCAGCGATCAACAGACCACGCTCATCAGTCCAAGCAGCGATTTGAATAACAGCGGCTTCCAAAGAAGTCTCATTCAAGTCAGCGGCAACAGATGGAGTGTTGCTGTTAGTACCACCAGAAACCAATGGATGTGCTGTAGAGAACAATGCAACGCCGTCACCACCGGTATAACCGGAGTCAAAGCCGTTGTTCAATACTGCTGCTGCTTTAACCTGCTTGGTGTAAGCCATAGCACGGGCTAAGCCTTTGGTGTAGCGAGCAGATAAAGAATCGTAGAGGTTGTCTTCGATTGCTTCTTCTGTCAAGCTAAAGCCAAGAGCGATAGTCTGATGGTTGTAGCGAGCTGTCCATGCTTCTTGCGCATTGTCATAAGCGATGGCAGAGCCTTCGTTTTTAACAGGAGCAGCACTAAAGCCTGACAGTTTTGTTTCTTCTTCAAAAGAACGCTCAGAAGTCTCTGTTTCATAAACTTCTTTGTGTTCTTCACCGTAGCGAGCATACTCCAAACCAAACAATGCGTTCAATCCGGGCAGAAGCTCTTTTAATAGTTGCGCTCTAGAAATAGCCATTTAAGTAGCTCCTTATGCGTAATCGTTGGCAGCAGCCAAGAGGATTTGTGGGTTGTTCAACTTCACGATTACTTCTGTGAAGGCTGTAGAGTTTGCTGCAGTCTCAGGAACAACGGCAATAGCACGTACAGGTAATGCTGCAGCGTTTCCAGTTCCCGCAACAGGCAGAACAACAGAAACAGCAGAGTCACCAGTAGTGGTAGAACCAGTACCTTGACGGATTTGCAAGTTAGTACCGACAACTTTAGAAGTTGCAGTAGTAACAGTAGTGTTACCAGAGTAAGTAATAGCTACTTTAAAAGCAGCCATAGGATCGTCAACAACATAGGCAACAGCAGAAGTAGCAGCAGCATTACCTGGGTAGTACTGAGCTTGAACTGTTTGGCCTTGGCTATTAACATACTGTACGCCAACGAATACACCATAGGTAGCATTGTTTTGCTTGTCTGTGGTGGAGTCAGTTGTAACAGCGGATTTTACAATATTCCCTTGATAAACTAGAACGATGTCACCGTCGTAAATCGCAGTATTATAAGTACTAGCGATTGGCAGTTGACGTGTAGCACCTGCATAGGGCATAAAGTCAACACGGTTAACAGGAACTAATCCATAGGGAGCAGAAACGGTTGGATAAGCCATTTAAATCTCCAATTAAAAAAAGTTAGTTTTTCACGCCTTTGCTACTCGTAGACTTGCTCTCTTTAAAGAGCGGCATCCTTGGATCGCTTTGGCGCATTAAATTGTTGTCTACAGCATCCGTCTGAGCTTGTGTCTGACCAGCATAATAAGCGTTACGCTGACTCACAAATTCTTCAGGGGTTTTGCAAAGCAACAAGCCGCCGATTTCGATGTTGTCCTTAAAGCGACTACTCGGATCGACTAACAGTTGGAATTTAGGTTGTTCCTCAATACGAACAGGTTCCCATCCTTCTCTCAGTTTTCCTGAAAGATTACGTGGATCTGGGTTGTTCAGTGTTGCGACACGAATCCAGCGATAAGCATAACCAGCCTCTTTGTCAGGCTCAGGGAGTAACTCAGGTTGCATCCACTGTTGGGGACGCTCAAAAGTTACACGGGTATCAAGCTCACGAGTTTTTCTTACTTCAGCCATTTTAAGACTCCAATTTAGTTAGTTCACGGGCGTACTGCTCTGGGGTAAGACCTAGCTTTTTCGCAAGCAGGACTTGGGTTTTGCTCATACGAATCTTTTTCGGAGACGTACTACGTGTTGCCGGAGCGACTACCGTACTAGCTCTAGGCTTTTGAACCTTTTCGGGTTCATCTACCTCTACTTCTTCTTCCCCTTCAAAGTTCTCAGGAAAGCGTTTTCGCATCGTTTTATCTATGCGTTCGTAGTATTCGCTTGATCCAGCCGGGACCCCGCTACGTACCAATTTTCCGTGCAAACCAAGCGCTAAACTTGTCATCTCATCATCTTGGCCGAACCATTTATTGCGTTTCTGCCATTTCAGAGCCTTCTTATCAGGCGCATTGACTTGCGGTTGTTGTATTTGTACATCAGGTTCTAGGGCTTGTAAAGCCTTTTCCTGCACAGGTTGATAATTTTCTGCTCTATCTGCCTTAATCTTTGCATTTGTCATGCGCTCTTGGGCTTCTAAAAGCTTGTCTGAGTCACCAGATTCATAAGCGGCCTTAAATGCTACCTTTGCCGCCTCTAATTCTTGCAATGCAGACTGTTTTACAGTGTCAACGAAGGCTGTTTCACCATTAAAGATGCGTTCTTTGAGCTTTTTGTTCTCTTCTAACGCATGTTTAGCCAGTTTAATAGCCTCTTGCTGTTCACGCAGAGCCGCTTCCTTCTCACGGCGCTCCTGATGCCAGACTTTCTTCATTTCCCGTAGTGATTCTTGGGAGTTTTTCTGAAGTTCGTCTAGATCTGTCTCTTCTAGTTCCTTGATTTTCTCTTCTGGGACTGGTTTACGATTGCGATCCTCTGGAGGAGTATCGTTTTCAATCTCAATCTCAAAGCCTTCGTCATCATCGGTATCAGTATTAGTACCTGTTACCTTAACTTCATCAGGAAAAACGAAACTTTCTTTTTCAAATTCAGGCATATTTGTTACCTTTCTTTCTATTTTCAGTAGCTGTTAAAACTTGCAAATTACATGGAATGTGTAAACCGTTTACATTTCTTCCATTTAAAGGAACTATATGATCAACTTCAAATTCCTTAAAAATGCGACAAAATTGATAAAAACCATCAATTTCTGCTTGATATGCTAACGGAAGTTTTAAAGCTTGTTTTATTCGACCTTGTCTTACTCGAACGTCTGCAATTCTAGTAGCCCTATGTTTTTCATAGTGCTTTTTCCTTGTTTCTTTTCGAGTTATTGCTAAACGATCTTTATTTAACTCATACCAAATAGCCTTCTTTTCAGATATTGACTCTTTGTTCCTAGCATCATAATTACGTTTAGCTTGTTTCCAAGCGGCTTGACGATCTTCTTCAGATTGATATTTGGATCTCATGCTCTTTTAATGCCTCTTGGGTCCTCGACAACTGCTTCTATGCTATCGTCGTTGACCATCCTGAACTCACGACCATGAATTAACAGGCGTGTTCCAGCGTTTGGTCTAACAATTACAAAGTCACCTTGTTTGCACCAAGGTCCATTTGGGAACCTTGTCTTATCTTGATAGCAATCTGGGCCAAGATCTACCACGAAAAGGACTGTTGCCAGCTTTTCTTCATAGTTAATGGTTGCGTCTGCTTTTAATAAGCCGCTTTCGTACTCTGCTTCTACTTCTGGGATAGCGCAAAGGATGCGATAGCCAGATGGTTTAGGCAATTGACGGGCTTTGTCTTCTGCTTCTTTGTTGAGTAATGCCGATAAATCTACTGCTTGATTCAAATTTACTGCCGTTTGGTCACTCATCGGAGGTCTCCATTTTTTTCTGAAGGTCTAAGATAATTCCACATGCAGACTCTAGACCTCGAATTTGTCCGCATATGTATTTGTACTCATCGTAAGAAGCACAGTGACCTTTTTGTAATGCCGAGCTGAGCATTTCAAGGCGGTCTTTAGCCTCTATGAGTACTACTTCTAAAGGATCCATTATTTACCTTTCGTGGTTTTCTCCCTTTGGATGGACATCTGTTCTGTATGCTTGCCGATGTCCACTGCAAGTCGTGCATGTTCAATATCATTTTGGATAGCCATTTGCGTTCTATCCTTTTCCAACTTAGTCTGATTTTGCATAGCAGCAATACGTTCTTGAGAGGCTATACGTTCCCGCTCAATTTGCATTTGTTCTGCTTTAGCTTGTGCATCAATCTGAACTTTTTGTTGCGCTGTTGCTGCGTCTTGTTGTTTGATTTGCAACTCAGCTTGCTGGATCTGTACTAGCGGATCCTGAGCTTGTTGTTGCGCTTGTTGCTGTTGAACTTGTGATTGATTCAATTGCAATAGCTTTTGTGCTGCAGGTGCTGCTAATCTTGCGATTTGGAGTTCCATCTCTTCTGGAATTCCGTCTTCGTTTTCCTCATCATAAGGAATAGGAACGCCAATCATTTCTTCCATTTGACGACGATATTCGTAACCAACGTGTTCCTGAATATGAGCCATCATTGCGCCCATAATTATTTGCGCATTAGGGTTTTGTCCCATTATCTGCATCATCTTTGGATCTTGCATAGCAGACATATGAACCGTTATGTGAGCCTGATGATCTTGATAGAGGAAAGCTTTGAGCGGTTCCATTTTGAACGCCGCCATGTTTTCCGAAATTGGATCCCGTGGTTTCTGGTCATCTGGTAATGGAACTAACTTGGCTGCATCTTTAATGCCTAGCACGTCTAACATCTGACGATGCAATAGTGGCAAGTTATATAACTGTGGTGCGCCTTGAGCCAACTGAAGAGCAGCTTGATACTGCATAATCTTTTGGCTCATTGTTGCTGCGTTAGGATCGCTTACTGGAATGACATCTACATCGTCATAGTCAGAACGCTTAGCAGAGCGGCGTCCTTCTGATGGCTCATAGCTATAGTCTTCTGGGGTGTAATCAGCAATAATGCGCTTGAGTAAACGGAACTCTTGTTTCATTGAGTAATGAACACGGGCTTGTACCGCAGACATTACTTTTAAAGTTCTTTCCAAGATTGCAAGGGTTGTCCCTACTGGGGTATTCCCTGACATATCAGCAACTTTAAGATCTGCTGCAGAAGCAAAGCGACGTCCTTCATCAACAATCTTATCTAGCAACTGAGCAAGAACTAAAGAAGGTTCTTTGTATGGCAACGGCAGGATGTTGTCCTTCATTGTTCCACTTGGTACATCTACATCACGGAACTCTCCCGGTGCTATCGGTGTGTCGTCGCCTTTGATACGCATTCCACGGGTCTTAAAGCCGCCCGGCAAATTAGCGAGTGATCCTGCGTCAACAAGTTGGCGAAGAATGGAAGTACCAGATTTAGCAAAAGCGCCGATAAGATGGATAAGACCAAAACAATAGAAACCAAAGCCGGGAATATACCCGTAGTGAACAAAGTGCTGACGTTTTTTATGTGTCTCATCATCTGGGTTCCAATTTCTACGGATGGCTAAAATCATGCCAGAGCCTTTTTCAACAGAAACAACGTATGGCAATCCAATGCCTGTCATTTCACCATCATCGCTGGTATGCTCAAATCCGGGTAAATCTAGATTAACGTGCATCTCTAAGACTTTATAGCGGTCATCAGAGGTAGCTCTAAATCCAAGCTTCTCAGCAATCTTCTTTTCTACTTCATCTAATACGTTGTCTGGTGTACCAAGGTCGATGTCTCGGTAGAAACCCGCAGCTTGTAAACGCAGAATATCATTCTCGGTCTTACGCATAACATGGGTTACACGCTCTGCAGACTCAAGATTCGATGCGCCATAAGGAACAACAATATCTTCAGCAGGCACATACATTGCTACCTGACGCTCTAAAGCTGGATCATAATAAACCTTCTTAAAAGCGTTACCGGCAATGCCTAAGCCCCAGAGTAAGCGCTCATGCTCAGGGCGATACTCTTGCATTACGTCGGTTAACTGGTAGTTCATGTCATCTTGGACACGAACGGCTGATTGTTTTTTCTCTGGAGTTTCTTTACCAATGATCTGTGTCTTTACAGGACCAGCGGCTGGGAAAGTTTCCATAATCATTTCTGCTTGGAACTTTACTACTGCTTCAGCTAGGATAGGATGGTATACACCACAAGCGCCTTCCCATGGTTCTGTGCGCTCTTCAATCTTTAGGCCCAAGAGTTCTAAACCATCTACATAAGTCTGGATCCAGTCTTTACGAGAAGCTAAGTCTGCTTCATAGTCGCCAATTAAATCTCCAGCAATCGAAGATAGCTCAGAGTCACTCATGTACTCCGCTAAGTTGGCGTCAAAGTCGTCGGCAGTTTCTACTTCAGGCTCTAAAGATATTTCTAGCCCGTCCATACCAATGGTTACTTCTTCTGGATCCTCAATCTCGATCTCTAGTTCTGGCTCTTGCTCTGCCAAAGACTCGATCCCTTGAGGGAGTTGGTATAAACCTTTTTCAATTGCCATAGTTTTTCCTAGTAATACGCAGCTTTGCGTCTAATCATTGGTTCGTCGTCATCATCATCTGATGGTAATCTGATAAAGCCACCTTTTCTAAAACGGATCAGGGCTTGAGTAGAAGAGTCTACTAAGTCGTCATGTTCCGAATTGGGAAATGCTGCCATCTCTTCCATTACTTCATCAGCCCATCTTGTCCCCGGCGCCCAAACCTTGCCGGATGCAAACAAATCTGTTACGGAGTTCAGTCGGGCTATCTTATCATTCCCACGTGTAGGTGTAAACTCTTGTACGGGTATACCCATCCTACGCAGTTCAAATATTAGCGGCATACCAGAAGCTTTGCCCTCGATCACAAATGCATCAGGCTCCCATTCTTGGTACATCTCTAGCGCCATCTTCTTTAATTCTGGGAACTCTAGACGTGCTTTATACGCATCTAGGAGAATAATATTGGGATCCCTTTGATCCTCATCTTTATAAAAGACACCCCATGTTGTACAAGCTGAGTAGTCGCTCCGCTCATTCTTAGTAAAAGCGGTATCCCAAGATTGAATAACAAACTCACATGGCGGCGCTCTATCGCCTTTCCACTCCTGCCACCACTCCCTTTTGACAAGGGCGCCTTCTTCTGAGGTAGGACTTTGTTGATACTGAGCATTCCATTTAGATACTGGAAGTTCTTCTTTTAAAGCTAATAGTTCTTTTAACGGCCAAAAGTCAGGCCATAGTGGGGCGTCACTAGGAAGGATCGCTGGAAAGTTAATGACTTCCCATTCATCTCCGTCTCGCTCGATACTCGACTTTAGGATCTTGCCTGTTAGGTCTCTCAGACTCCAACGGGTCATAACAACCACAATGGCGCCACCCGGCTGTAAACGCTGACGAGGACCTGATGAATACCACTCATAGACCTTATCGTAGACTTCTGGGTTTGTAGAGGCTATCGCCGCTTCTTGCTCAGAATGGGGATCGTCAATAATCAGGAGATCCGCACCTTTACCAGTTACAGTACCGCCGACACCAATAGCGAAGTAGTTACCGCCTTTGTTAGTATCCCAGCGCCCTGCCGCCTTTGAATCCGATTTTAAGCCGACATCTGGAAAGATTTCGGCATAAGCTTCCGAACCTACAAGGTTCCTCACCTTCCGCCCAAACCCCACTGCTAGCTCCGCCGTGTTAGAACACTGGATAATCTTCTTGTCTGGAAACTTGCCTAGGTACCATGCCGGCAACAAATAGGAGGCAAACTCGGATTTAGTATGTCTGGGCGGCATATTGATGATAAGCCGTTTAAGCTTGCCATCGGCTATATCTTGAAACTTCTGTGCCATCACTTTGTGATGTCTTCCATTAACAAAGCCCGGCCACATGGCATGAACAAACGCCATAAAGTCATCTTGTCCCTTTTCCCGTTTTAAAGACTCGATATAAGCCCTCGCTTTGACTAAGAAGTCCGCTTGCTCTTCAGGAGGTAGCTTAGCTACTAGCTCTTCTATGTTCATTCTGGATCTAGCTTATTAACACGTAAATACGAAGGGCGAATACTGCGGGCCATCCTCGGTACCATTTTGCAATGTCCAAGGGCGACTAACTTCTTCATGGTACGGTGTACATTCCCCCTACCCCTATCTCCAGTAATATCCATGATGTCATCTATAGAGGGCGCAAAGCCATGCTTAATCCACCACTTATTAATGATGTCGTAGATATAGGCTTGTTTCTCTGTCATAGGATGTAAGCCGGCTTCTCTGTACGCTCTTCTATCGCCCTAACTTTTTGCTCAAATGACGATGCTTTCTTTTGTTTAAGTAAGTCATCCTTAAGCTTATAAAACAAGCATCTATTTTCTTCTGCTTTAGGCGAATGATTATTTTTCAAAATATATACCCCCCACCCCTATGCGTTTAGAAACACAAGGGGGTGCCTTTCCCTATAAAAAGTGTCAACCGTTGACAGCGTTGGATTTTTACCACAGAAATTAGTCATTGGATTCAGCTACAGATTGTTTGTCTGGAGTACTATGTAATACATGGGACC